CCCCTTATAATTCCCGCTTTCAACAAACTCAAAAGCAATGTCGAATATACCAAACGGCTCATTCAGTGCATTGTTCTGGATGCGGAAACGCGCCTTGTCTACCTTTTTGACCTTAATTTTTGTTGCTGTAATGCGCTGCGTATCATCAGAAGAAAAAGTAAACTTTGAAAAAATCAGATTCTTAAAAGAAAGATATCTCGATGTCGCATCATCCTTTTTCAGAAGTGACCATACGCCGCGTTTCTGCACATAAGCTTCCATAGATGTCGCAATCGCCGTATTCAAGCGCACCGCCATATACCGGAATGTCTTATTCTTATAGAAAAGCTTTCCGTCCAGATCCGGCGTTTCCCATGATGCCTTGATAACCGCTCCATCATCATTATACGAGAGTACATCACTGCTATCGGAATAGAACTGGCATACGCGCCCGTCCGCAGTCCCAAAATAAAAATCATTCCCGACTTCCCACATACAATTCGCCGGGATATTTGTCATATAGAATCCTGCATATTGCCGTGTCGCATAAGGCATACTCTTGTCAGTCATAAGCGGCTGCAGCCCATCCAGAATATAAACCACTCCATTCAGACACAGCCAGTACATATCCTGATGTACATACGCAAACGCATTTTCCAGATTCTCTTCTGAAAGAAGTTTTCCATTGATGTAAAAGCTTCTGTTCTGTGCGTATTTTTCGCCTGTGATATCCTGAGCTGTAACGGCATAAACACCAAGACGAGTTAAGAACAATGGTTCTGTTGCCAGATATGCAAACGACCCTTTTGCAATCGCACCAGCCCCTTGCAAGGTATTCACAATCTTAAAAGCCGGCTCATTCTCAATCAAATCTCCCGAACGCAATATGATGCTCTGGTCTCGCTCCATTTCATCCTTGTGTGCCGCCAGATAGTTTGAAATGATCGAGTACCCCACGATAGAGGAAGAATCGCTTCCAAGAACCGAATATCCTGTATCCGGGAAATATGAAGGGTCAAACTGTTGACTATACCAGTCATAGTTCACAAAATCCGGGTTCCCCGACAAAAACAGTCTGTCAAGTGCACCGTTCACGCCGAACAGTGTACCTATGCTGCATTTATTGACTCTATCTGCATACCCCTTTACCGTCCGATATGCCGTGATTTTAACATTATCCTCACCTTCCAGTGGAGACTTCCCCGGAGCAAGCGTAAAATTGACGATTCCACCTTTCCTGTCCACAGTGAAGTCCGTCCCCTCTTTCTTCTCCTTCCAGTCTCCCTTTTCATCAAGGATTTCAACCTTTACCGGAGTTTCATCCAGTTCACCGAACGTCAGGTGATATGCCTTTGCTGTCCCGTTTGAATAAAACAATTCCGTAAACGCAGGCTGCAACAAGTTGAGCGCCTCATAGTCTTTCCCACCGCCAGCAGGCTCTTTTGAAATGGTCAAAGTCGGGATATATGCCCCTTCAGATACTTTCTTGACCGTTTCGCCGTCATATATCAGAAGTGTTTTCCCGTCTATAATGTACAGCTTTTTGTCAAACTGCCAGCTTCTGCTTCTCGTATCGTTGGCGTCTGAATATAACACAACATCACCCTTATAGAGCTTCGTTCCTGCATGAATCAACGGTTCTCCGATCCCTCTAAGCATATGAGCACCATTGATTTTCCCATCATACTTTTTAATAGTCCGATAGCCCATCCGCTTGCGGATCTTCCCGGGAACATCACGAATCATATTTTCACTATTTGGGCTTTTCTGTTCATCTACATTCGCCGGGCTGTTGGTAAGATCAACTCCAAGAAAGTCTGAAATCGTCACAATACTTTTCTGTGGGCTTGCCGGAACCTTAAAATTCACTGCCATCAAATCCACCCACTTTCGCTTGTAAATTTCTCAGACGATGAAAGAACCGCCGGAGACTGCAATCTCTCAAAAGCAACCTCAAACTCGTTTCTATAGCTCGTTGCAATACCGTTATCATCCTCTTTATACAGCTGGGACGCCATATACAACGGCAGTATTGCCGCCACTTCCGGGGCAACCTTCAACTCATGATCATCTTCTGTGATCGTTGTGATAACGTCTGGATATGCCCTATACCCTATGCTGTAATTACCCGGCATATCATTCGGCAATAGGACGATATGCCCTGATTCATCAAACAGATTATGTGAACGGATATACTGTTCTGTCAGTAAATCTCCTTCGTAGTAGATATTTCGAGGGTCAAACGAATAAAAGTCATCCACCAGTTTCAACATATCATACGGGATCCTGGGGGCATCCGGCAGTATTTCTTCATCCGGGAAATAGCATTCCTCATAAAGACACGCATTTTTTATAGCTCCCTTGTAAGAAGATGTTATCGTTACAACCACCTTCCCATTTTCAGGGTTCTCAATCTTTCCCGAATAAGCAGTGAACAGTTTCTCGCTGATTACAGGCATATTTGTCACTTCAAAGCCGTTGACTGTTACGCTCAATTCCCCATTGCCATAAAACTCAACGTAAAATGCGTGCGCCCCATCTGATTCAAAGGAAACCTTTCCATCTGTCAGCCCATGTATAAATTTCCCATAATCGCCCAGAAGATTCTTCGACGGATAGTGTGCAATTTCCACTTTTGAAAGCACATACTTTCCAGCCGTGCAAATCATGTTTAAAGCTTCGTTCGCCGCTGCAGGCATCCCTGCAAGATAATCTCGGGTAGCTTCATCATTCGGGATAGAACTCCCCTCTGCTGAGAACATTTTCTGCAAAGTGATAAGTTTAAGTTCCTTCCATGTCATTGCACACTTCCTCCATTACTTCTGGCGACTACTTCTAGGCTTTTTTACAACCGTGTCCGGTTCTGCCTCACCCGGTTTACTCTCTGCATTCTCATCTGAGGTATCCGGTTCTTCCTTGCCCGGATCTTCCTTTTTCGGTTCTTCCACCGCTTCAACTCGAGTTGAAATATAACTTCCATCCTCATTCACACTAAGGACTTTATAAAACAGGGGACCGTCCGAAAACGTATCCCCCGGCTTCAAGCCTCTAAGAACCATACAATCCTCCTTAATTCAGAGTAGTGCCCGTTTTTGCACCGCCCAAGATAACATGTCTCCAGTTACGGAAACCCGCAGAGAAACGGCAGTAACCATTCCAGCAAAGGTTCCTGGTCTCATTGTCAACGTAGTTCACTACATCCAGCGGAACGCGGTCATAGAACACGCTGCCCATAAGCTCCTTGTTTGCCTGAGACGACATCAGGATGTAAGGTTCAGACTCATCTGCAACCTGCCACATCGGGTCAACAACCAGATTCCATAAACCCTTCTGAGTGTTGACATCATTGTTATTGGAACCGACAATCAGCTCAGAACGAATTACACGCTTAATGAAGTCCTCCAGCGCAGGCACATTGGAAGGGATAATAATCGTATCGAATGTATATCCCTGCACATTGCCGGAATCATTTTTAAAGTTACGACCGATGTTTGCCAGACGGTTCAGCATCACTGTATCCTGCCCGAACTTATTGGTAAACACGTTGGACTGAACTGCCACACCATCACGAACGCCCGGATGGTCAGTAGCAAACAGTGCTTTGCCATCTCCTGTAGTACGGTCAAGCTTCTTTTTACCGTACATGAAATAGCCCGTCTCAGACGTCAGCGCATCGGACGCAAACTGCGCTCTGGTACGCTTATAGGAACGAACCATGTTTTCAGCAGCCAGTTTCATTACATCAATGTCACCATCATCTTTCATCTCTCTTGTGCACACAAATCCCTTCATAGAAGGCGTATGCTCAATGAGCTTGCTGAATCCCTGCTGGATGTCGTCCAGAGGTGCTTTCTCGCCCTCATCTGTAGGCTGGAAGTTACCCAGAGAAGTTACGCTGGAAGTCTTCTCCGCATATTTTTTGGACTTCTTCTCTGTAAACAGGTCAGACACAACCTTGTCATAGTTGTTCTTCTCGCTGTCGGTATCCTTCATTACGGAAGTAAGAACCTGCGCTTCCACCTTCCAGAAATCATCATTTAAACCGCTGTTTTTAGAAAAAATAATAGCCATCTATCTATGCCCTCCTTCGTTAAAATTCACCGATAACGTCTGTTCCTGTGGAACCATCGCCAAGCTTCTCCAGAATGGTGAATACACCCGAAGAAGTTGTGGCAGTTACCTGCAGGAAATCAGTATGAATCGTTACCTTCTCGCCCGCCTTTAAAGCCTTGCCATCTGCGGCAAACTTTGTTCTCCACTGCTGACCGGGTGCAATAGGGTAAACGGAAACCTCACCCGGATCCGTAGCGGGTGCGTCATACTTCTCCGCACACACATACTGCGGGCCTGTAGTTGCAGGCGTCATTACCCCACTTGCAAAATTCAGAAGCATACCGGGAACATACTTCTGAGATGCCTTTGCCGGTCTCTGCTCGATAACCGGAAAATTCTGTCCACTGTTATTTCTTACAAATTCAAACATTCTCTACCTCCTATAACACACTGTTGTACTTCTGTTTCAACTGATCCATTGTCAGGTTGGGATAATACTCCTTCCAAACATGAAGTTCATTTGCTGGGATATCCTTCAAGTTCTGCCCGCCCTGCTGCATGCCGCCGATCGGGTCAAGATGCGATTTCCCTCTCACCTGATTAACAGCTGCCTGCTTAGCTGCATCCATCTGGCGCTTTGCAATTTTGTTGGCACTTGCAAGCTGATAAGCCTGATAAACCGACAAACCATTGTTTTTTACAAGGGAAAGGATTTCCTCAAAATTCTCCTGCCTTGAAAGGTCATCAATCGTCTTGATTTCTGGGTCAATCATGCTGATTGCCTTCAAATCATTAGAAAGCCTTTCTTCAACCTGACGTTCTGTCTGCGCTGCAATCATCTGCTGCGCCTGTTTCATCACCGGATTATTCAGGATGAGGTTGTTAAGCATCGCAGGGTCAATACCCTTGTCCTGAAGCTCCTGCATCTGCTGCATCTGCTCCTGCGCTTCAAGAGCTTCCATGTAATCCTGCGCGGAAGTAATCGGCTTCCCTGTTGCAGGATTTTGCAAATTCCCGAAACGTCGGGCATATGTCTCATCAATCTTTCTCTGCCGCTCCTCCGCAGCACGTCTGGCTGCTGCAAATCTGGCATTCTCCTCCGGTGTCTGGGCTGCGCTTTCTCCACCCGCAGGGGCAGCGACCTCCTGCTCTGTTCCGCTTTCATCAGATGTTTCTTCCAGCCCGCTATCCAGCACTTCGCCCGCAGGGTCGGCGACCTCCTGCTCTGTTTCGCCTTCTGCAAAATACTGTAAATTCATAGGGAACACTGCTTTACGCATAAGACCTCCTCGGATTTTTACGCTTTTCCTGCGAATTTATAAATTAAAAAGCCAGCCTTACGACTGACTTGTTAATTCAATACGACTTCTGATTTTTTCGACTACCTTCCCATAATTGGAACACTTCTTGTTCCTACAAACCAAATCCTGTTCCAAATACAGCTCTGTTTCTTTGTCCGGCGTATTGTCATTGACAACAACATGCCGAGTTCCATTGATTCTCATTTCAATCTTACACAAGGGGCATAGCATTTTCTTCACCTCTCTGCATCATCATTGCCTGCCGCGCTTCCATTTGTTCCGCTTCCTGTTCCTGCAAACGCGCCTCGATAATCTTTCTGATTTCGCCTGCATTTGGATAGTTGTTCTTCTCCATAAACAGCCAATAAAGCTGCAATGTTTTCAACTCCGTTAGAGGACCGAACGCACCAGACTGCAATTTCAAGTCTGCCTGATTCCACATTGCTTCTCTATTTGTGAGGATTGTGGAAGTCGGGTCTGTTTCAAACAAAAACTCATCATTCCAGTACAGCTCCCCGGCGGCATCCCGTTTCAGGAACATCATCCGGTCAAAATGAGCAAATTCCAGATTCCCGTTCTTATCCGGCGCAGAAAATTCGATAGGCTGGTCTGCATATGCCAACAAGAACTTGAACATCGTTTCATACAACTCAGAATATGCCGTATTCTTCATGATGCGCTTTGATTCCATACGACCGGCAGCCTGATTTATCTGGTACTGTTTTGCCGTCCCAGAAGTTGCGGAAGCATCATATTTACCCTGGAATGAATCGTTGATACCCAATACTGACTTAGCGTGCTGATACTCCGATTCCTGTACCGCCCTGTCTTTTGTGATATCAGGTTGTAATGAAACAACGTCTATCAGCTGTTTCTGTGCCGGGTTCGCCAATCTCAGAATATTCAGTTCTTCCCCATCCGTCTCAACAGAAACGCCTTCCGGCAGCGTAACATAAGAGCCACCCTTCAGAAGCTTTTCCATAATCTTACTTCCCAGCTTCTTTACCGAATCCTGCTGATCCTGAATGACTTCCACATCAGGAAATCCCAAAAAATCTCCCTCAGATGACACATTCCTTCTCAGTAAAATCGGGTAGAGGTTTGGCTTGTAATAAGGAATACTGTTCTGCTGAAACGCCATTTCCATAACCGGTGCGCCAAACGCATCCACCACAGGGTTCCCATCACCATCAAGCTGTTCAACCTGTGTTTGCTCATAAGCAGGGATGATTTCTCCGCTTGCAAGCGTAACATCCTGATATAACAGCTCATCATCCTGCTTTTTACGCTCAAATTTCGTAGATCCACAGGCGCACTGCTCTCCATTCTTCGGCAATCCGCACTTCGCACATACATCAATAACGCGGGCCTGATAATCTGGCAAATCCTCCAGCAGATAATCATCACACCATATAAAACGTCCAATCCCGCCGCTATCATTTTTGTAATATGCGATGTTCACTGTAACTAAATCCTGCGTATATGCCGCAGACGTCGCTGTATTCCGCAGTTCCGGGCGCTCTTCTTCAGCATTGCGAACATCAACTCCATATTTCCGTCTCACACTATCTTTCGTCTGCGAAACCTGCATAAATATGTAGTCCATATCCTTTATTTCAATCACGCCGGGCTGAGGAATAATCTGCAGCGCAGACCGGCGCTCCACAGACAAATCCCCAAGCGTGCAATGCGTACCGGCGTTGCTGTCCCACTCAACACAAAAGAAGTCACCGCCACGAATCGGCGTGGTTCTCTCTTGAAAATCATTCATTTTCGTGAAGCGGATACGCTTAATCTCGCTGATAAGCACTTTTTCAATGATTTTTGCAAGCTCTTCGTCCCCTTTGTGCAGCGGTGTGACCTTTGGAACAGGTATCGAGCTGTCAACCTGTGATTCAATCAGCTCGTATGCAATATTCCAGACGT